ATGCCGCGCAACTTCCTTCGGGTCCACGCTCCTCTGTCCAGCAAATGCGTCTGCAAGATTAGCATTATCAAGCTCCGCTGCTTTGACATTGGGCTGCCCTTTGATCTTGTTAATGATCTGATCGATGGGAGCTCGCTGAGGTATTTTGCTGGCCGCCTCAGCTGCGGCGCTGTAAAAACCCATTGGCGTCAGGTTGCGGGCTGTATCTACAGCCGACGTCGGCGACGATCCCGCCCCAACAATATCGAGAGCTTTATTAACAGGATCATCAACTGCGCCGCCCTCAGCGCGAGAAAGTGGACGAACAAGCGGTGCCGCAGCATACGACCATAATATCAGACGACGCGCCTGATCCTCAAGATCGTCATATCTAAGCTCGACCGGGTTGATAGCGCCACCGTAGGCTTTTGCAGGTTTTTTCTCTCTTGACTTTACGCGATATAGCTCGCCTTTCTTGATTGTTTCCATCGCGTTTCTAGCAGCGTCTTCATAGTCTGCCGGCTGCGCGCGCTCCGGAGCAACGCCAAGCTTGCTAAATAATTCTTTCTCATGAAACCAAAGAGCCGCTTGAATATCTGCAACGCTAATGTCCAAACCATATTTCTTTTTAAGAACTCTCTTTGCTTCTTCTACTGTATTTTGTTGGAAATCACGTTCCTTATCACCGCGTGGAGCGGCAACAGGTAAATCGCGATTTTCCATCCAGTTCTTTGCGCGTCGGCGAATATCTGATTTATCTTTGAATCCACCATCCTTATAAGCTTTATATAATTTACTGGCCAATTCCTGCATGCTTTCAGGATTATTTATAAGTTTATCAAAATCGTCATGAGACATATCTTGCATATCATTGCCGAAAGTCCACGGTTTAACATTTCCTGAAGCGTCTCGATTGTATTGGCCGTTAGTCGTCTTACCGGCATACTGCTCATGCGGTAACCCATTATGATGCAGAAATTCTGCTTTTACTGCGTCTTTAAAATCCTGATATTGTTTTTGCTCGGCAATTGGTGAATGGATAAAATTATGGCCAAGCAATCTATTCCACGTCCGGCTAAACCAAAGATCTGCCGTCAGTGTTGAATAATCGCCGTGAAGATTGTTAATGAACGAACCAATTTTTGGTCCAAACACCATCCAACCTGTAATCTTCTGGTCTCCAGCTCCCTTCATCGTGAGCTGTTCTTGACCGGGAACTTTTAACGTCGGATCTTCGCGAAGAATCTTGTTCCATTCGCTAACACTTTTCTTTTGATTAAAAAGATCCCGCATGCGTTCATAGCCATTTTGATCAAGCAAATGATGAAGCTTCATCAAATTGCCTTCAATAGCTTTTGTCTGTGCGCCAAAGCCGCCGCTTAGATCCTTTACCGCTTCAGGAATAGATTTCCCTTCATTGCGAATCTTGTCATACATACGCGCGGCAAATATTGAATTGGAATGAACGTCATTGCCCTGCGACGTTATGCCAAGTATGGCGTCGAAAAGCATTTCCTTATCTTTATCTGTTTTTAATTCAGGAAAGATTTGATGATATAAACCTTTTGCTTTTTTCAAAGCAGCATCATACCAACCTATAGCTGACTTATCGGAATTATCGACGTGATACTTCACTTCGTCAGCAATATCGCTGGCAATTAATTTTTTTGCCTGATCGCTATGATCGTCGGGATCTATCATTCCCTTTTCTGATGCGCGGTTTTGCAGCGCATAAAGGGCATCATTAACTCTTGCCTTACCACGATCCCCGGTAGGCCGGATGTCTAATTCTTCTTCGCCAGTCATAAGAGGGACCGTGGTCCGGTCCCCCGATTTCTTTGTTGGATAAAGAGCCGATCTAACCTTGTCGGTCTCGTCGTCTGTTAATCCAAATGTTTCTTTGAGGCGCTCTGGTGAGAGGCGGTATCCCTCTCCTGCGACCGCTTTGGCGTATGGCGCAAGAACATGATCGACGATCCTTCCGAATAAATCGGGTGATCTTTGGGAGCTATCTTCCAGCCCCGTTCCTTGGCCACCTTTTCCGAATATGCCACTGAGGTAGTCTTTCGCATCGATTGCATCTCCTTTTGACCGCGCAAGATATATGTCGTTTAAGCCAGTAGATTTCGATATGCGGTCAATCTTATCGGCGAAGTCATCATATCTCTCTTCTCCACCAAAGTGAAGAAATTTCGCAGCTTTTTTATCTTTTGTTAAAGAAAAATCTAAACCTTCCTGGCTGGCTGCATCCATAAGCTTATCAATGTGCGTTTGAGAAAGAGCCCTGCTTCCTTTGTTGCCAATCAATACGGCAGGGATATGTTCTTCGTCCGATATGTCTGGGTTATGCCGGACGTGAATTGTCTGGTCTTGCTGGAACCCAAAGCCAAGCATATGCGCCAACTTTTCAGCATGCTCTGGCTGCATATCCGGATGTTCAACAACGAATGAAGGCTCAGCCTGCTGGTTAAACGTCCCCAGGATCGACGTAAATCTTAATTTTGCTGGATCAAGCCCGACATGATCCTTCACTAAATCTTTAAAGCCCTTGCTCTTTAAAATTCCTTGAGCCCGATCGCTAACATTCTGCAGTCTTGGTTCATTCTGCAAAGGATGTTGGACAGGAGGCGGCAATGCCGTTCCTGCTATTGCCGGCGTAGATGGAGAGAACTCAATATCTGATGTGGGACGTTCGCCTTGAGCGCCGTAGCCTTCATATTCAGGCTGCTCATAAGGAACCTTGGCTTCAGGCGTAACGCGAGGCCCGCTGCCTTTTCCTGGCTTTGGCGATACAACAACGCCAGGGATATTTTCTTTGGCAAATGTTTCGGCAAGTTTAGGCGACTGAACGCGGCCCTCAAACGGGCTTACAGGAGGCCTTGGCGCTATTGGTCCTGGTATCGTAGCGCCTTCTGTAGGAATTGAGCGAGCGACGTTTAAACCGCTTTCTACAGGGTTGCCCCCAGCAGCCATCACCTGCCGCCCAACTTCTGGCAAATAATGCGTTGGATATTCGTCCTGCAAAACTTCTCCACCACGCGCCATGCTCTTGCCAGCAGCAAGTGGCGATGCAACTTGAAACGAAGACGTCTGGTCTTTTAAATGATCGTTGATGATGTCAAGTGCGCGGTCAATTATGCTGCCCATTATTCAGTCTCCTGCGCGCCTTGATTACCTAATGACCGAGCAATCTCTAAAGCATTGCGGCTTTGACGATCGGCTGACTTATGATGCGAATCAATAATGCGGTCCGCTTCGCGATGCTCCGAATCTTCGCGCAGCTTATGCACGTCGACGTTCATCTTCATGGCCTTGAGCTCGAGCTCCTGCCGGCGCGTCTCCGCATCCATCATCTTCGCTTCTGCGTCGACGTTGCGGAACTGGCCATCTTCGCCGCCGGCTTTTGCCTGCGCCTCGATCATCTTTGCCTGCGCCATCATTTGCTTTGTCTGCGAATCCATCATGCGCGACTCGCCTTCGGCTTGAGCCGCTTGAACAGAAGCTTGCGCGACCATGCTCTTTGCGTCGGCTTCCTGCTTGAGGATCTTGATCTCTTCCATGACCTTCTGCATCTCTGGCGGGATCTGGCCAGCCTGCTCGGGCGGCGCAAGGAACTGCTCTGGATTGCTCCAGCCAATTGCCTTCATCGCGGCAAGGTCAATTGCCTTCGCGTCATACATTGCAGGATTAGAAGCCTGCAGCTGCTTCAACGCCATCACCTTCATCAGGCGTTGCGTCTGGCTTGCAGTGTTTGGGTCTGCCTGCGGGACAAGATCGCACTTATTAATTGCTTCAATAAAGGTTGCTTCATCCCACTGACGTTTTGGTTTTTTGTTTCTGCCCCAAAACGAATCCGGGTGTTCGCGGAAGCAACGAACCAGCAATTGAAATTCTTCTGCTTGCGCAGTATGCAAGCGTTTATGCACGGCGTTTAGGATCTTCGTTGCTTGGTCAATCAACGCAAGCGTTGTTCCGACCGGCGCATCGGCCCGACCTTCGCCAACTTGCAACTCGCTCGTTGTGCCAACGCGTTGCCCAGTCTCAACCATGTTCAAGACAAGGTTCATCAAAGCCTGACCAGGCTCTTTATATGGTAATGGCATTACGGCTTGATTGATTGGCATGCCGCCTGTCTTCACAAGCGCGCCGCCGCCTGGCGGAACGCGGAATATATTCGTGTTCTGACGCGCGCCAGTATCTGCCATAAGAAAGCCGGGGAAGTTCGCATACATGCCGGCGTCGAGCATTTCGCGCCACGCGGCAGTAACCGCGTTTGTGGTATTACCCAGAATATGAAGTAGACCAATATCGTAAAAACCCATACCAGGAACAAACTGATACTTGACGAAATTGATGCGAGCTTCAGGCAGCTCGTTGCCCTCTTCTCCCGTTGGCTCATCGTAGTTCCTCACAATGGAGAGAACCTCCCTCGAGCTTTTATCAATAGTCACGCGATACGGGATCTCGAGACCTGTTACCTTCCCTTTGTATTTGTGTTCGAAGCCATGAATATCGAGCTCGCAATATACTTCATATATTTCGCGATCGCGATCGTCTGGATTGCGCGCCTCTGCAGAAATGCCTTGCTGATCTGCCTTCTCGCGCTGCACAGAATCTTTGCCCTCATACGAAGGCGTGCCAAGATCAATGTCGCGATAAACGCCAAGGATCTGCAAACGCTTCACAGTGCTTGGGCGCAAGTAAACGCGATGCGTTATGCGCTTCGCGGTCGTTAAATCTGTCGCGGCGTTATTGACGATGAGATCGTCCGCATCAACGGACTCGCTAACTGGTCTTCCTCTGAGAGGACAAAAATAGATTTTCTTAAATGCTGTTCCGCCAAATCCGAGCATGAAGAGCATACGATCTGTGTCGGGATAGTATTCCCGAGCAATGGCTGTGAGATAGTGATTGAGATCGGCTTGGAGAGCGTCCGCAAGTTCGTCTTCTGCGACTGTGTCATCGTCTGATTCCGTTCTTACTTTTACAGGTCCATCTGTCGGCAACAGCTCGCTGCGCGCATTCGCTTGAAAGCGCAATACAGCTTCGAGCAGAAGCGGATGGCGAACTTTCGACATGCCTTCGACAGGAGCGCCATCGCTTGCGCCTTGCAAGCCAGGTATCTCGATCTTTAATCCGAGAAGCTTGATGCCTTGCGCGCGATCTTCAATCCAATCTTGGCGGCTTGTTAAATCGTCTTCAATGCCGCGCAGCATATCGTCTGCGATTGCCGCCAGCTCGCCTTGATCAATTTCATCGACAAGATTGTTGAACCATCCTTCTGGATTGTCGGCGCTGCAGGCGCTCTCAACGGGCTGCCCGTCAAGCGATACGCTGACGGAGCCATCATCATGCTCGATACGCAGGATGTTGCCCTTGTCGTCCGTCTCAGGCTTGTCGTGGCCCTGCTCGATCTCAACAAGAATATCTTCAAGGCCGCCGAGGCCGCCGGCTGGCTCCTCCTGATGCTGACGAATTGAAGGAGAAAGCCCCGGTGTCATTGGCATGATCAGTTCCCTTTGCCTTCCAAAAGGCGCGTAATATCTTCAACGAAACGCTCAAGGCCTTCGCGGGCCGCCATATTATCATCTTTGCCGCGGATCTCATAGACGCGCACATAGTCGTGCGGTTCCTTCCCCCAGACCGTTACTTTGAACAAGCCAAGGCCGTGGCCATGAGCTGGAGGGGCATCGATCACATCGACGACAGCGTTTGCATAAATCATTTTGATCCCGATTAAATTGGATAAAGCGGCTGCTCTTGCTGGCCGGTGTGCATTCTACCTTCATCGAGGCCGGCTGTGAACTCAGCACCGCGGACTAATAGGCCGATCTCGCGCAAATGTTTTAACGCCATTGACGTAGTATCGACAAGGTCGTCGTGCTTGCCACGCGGGAACTGCGCAGCCTGGTTGATGACCATCTCGGCCCATGGTCGCTCGGGCGCATAGATCAGGCCTTCTGCAAATATATGCTGGATCGAGTAAAGGCGCGCCAACTTGTCCAGGCCCTTCGGGTCGACCAGCTGGACGGCGAACTCATCGTATCCATAGACGCGGCGGATCTCTTGCGCCACGCTGATGCCGCTGGCTTTATTCTCGATCAGGAGCTTGTCGACGCCGTAATCGTCCATCGTCTCCTGAACTTTGGCAATGAGCTCATGCAGCTCGAGGCGCTCGGCCCATGCATACATCAGCATGCATTTTGGGTGCTCCTCTTTGTATTGGCGATTAAGGATGGCCATCTGCCCATCTGCCCCAGGCGAGCGGGTAACGACGGCAGTTTGGTCGCCGCCTTTCCAAACGCCCCATACTGTCATGGCGCTCGGGTCATTTTCGCTTTTGGTTGTGTAGGCGGTGTCGACCGCGGCAATCACATAATCAAATGGAGGGTATGACGGCTGCTCCCACTTTTGCCACCAATCGCGCTTGAGGACGCCGCCGCCTCTTGGCTCTGGCGATTGCTGGAACTGACCTGCGGTTGCATAGGGTCCCATAGCGTTTTCATCCCGATCGACGACAGCCTCGGGAAAACGATCCGGAAAAAGAAGCTCGCCTTCTTCTTTTCGCGGGTCTTCGAGGCCGAGCATAGTTGCGAATGCTCGCCCCGGGTCGTAGCGCATCGGAAGCATGATATGGTCATAACCCAATCCCTTACTCAGGATAATGCCGCTTGTGTCTTCCTCATGCAGGCGCTGCATGATGACGATGATTGCCGATTCCATAGGCTTGTTAAGACGCGTCGGAACTGATTCGAGAAACCATTCCTTGCGGCTGTTGCGAACCGCCTCAGACGAAGCGTCGTCAACGCTGAGGGGATCGTCGATGATTACTCTGTCGCCACGAGCGCCAGTGATGGAGCCGGCCGCGACTGCCTGCCTGAAGCCTGTTGCAGTCGTTTCAAACTTTGTCTTCTGATTTTGGTCTTTGGTTATTTTTACGCGATCGCCCCATCGGGCTTGATACCATTCTGATTCGATTAAGCGTCTCATCTTTGTTGAATCGCGGATGGCGAGATCGAGCGAGTGCGACGCGCAAACATAGCGCATGTGCGGCATGTTCTTTGGGCCCCACTCCCAAGCAGGCCAGAAAACATTTGTGAGGAGCGATTTCATCATGCCTGGCGGCACGTTAATCAGCAGGCGATTGTAATGCGTCCCGTCTTCAAACTCGACGCCATATGTTATGGACTCGAGTGATTCGGAGATCATGTCGACGTGCCAGTTGTGAAAATATTCTGCGCCTGGTTCTATGATCGGCCACGCTTGGCGAATAAATTCCACGAGGTTTTCTTCGCACTCATCGCGGCTGATGTCGATGAGCGTTTGTTCTGCGTCGATCTTTGTCCCAAAGATCTCGACGATCAATGCGAGCTCCCTTCAGGCCAAACAACAAGATTGTCTCTCTTTGCGCGATTAACAGAACGCTGGACCGCCTCGACAAACATACTAAATTCTTCTCTCGCCTCTTGCTCAGAGCTCATGACGGAACACAAGATGCATGCTGTAACGGCCGCCATTGTTTGCATTGCTATATGCGAATCTGGCGATTGATATAATACGTGCAATATGGCGGAGGTTCCATCGACAATCGCCTGGATCTCTTCGTCTACCTCGTCGCCGTTATCGTTCACTTATTCACGACGGCACTCAGCGCCGCCTTCAATGCTTCGCGCTGACTTTCATCTAAGTCACGCGTGTCAATGCGCGTAACGCTTTCTGTTTTGATTGCGCCGCCATCAGGCCCGCTGACTTCGTTAATCTTGCGCTCTGTGTAATCGTCGCGGAAACGAGCTTGCATGCTGGTCTTCCAAACGAGCGCGTTAAACTTCTCGGCGCGCATGCCGGAGCGCCCTTCTTGCTCCCACCATTTCTGCTCTTCCATCTTCGCACGCGATAGAGCTGTGGAAAAATCTTCATGTGCGGCCGCCCAATCATACAACGTCGTGCGATCGACATCGCAAGCAAGCGCCCATTCGACCATACCTGCGCCCGTCTTTGCGAGGTCAACAATGGTCTTACAATATTCAGGTTTGTATTGCGTCGGCCTACCAACGGGCCGCTTTTCCTTTACTTCTGCCATCTCAATTACAATTCTCTGGTTGCGTTACAGTGCAGTGGAAGACATACTTTGCTGGCGCGCATCCTGCAAGGAACGAAAATCCTACCAGGATACAACTATAGGTCGCTGCCACAACAAGCGCCCGCACTGTAATTTCTTTCATAACCGCGATCCTCAAAAGAGAGACGCCCTGGACTATAACACATCCAGGGCGCGTTGTTTACTGATTAAAAATCTAGGTCTTCGTCGTCTGCTTGGGCTGGATTTGTTGCTCTATCCATCGCTGCCTTTCCCAGGGGGGTATCCGCCAGCATGCCCAAAGCATCCATATAAACTGCCAGAAGAGCTTGCTCCTCTTTCCTCTTGGCGTCATCCTGCTTGCGCATTGCGATAATCTTTTTAATGATTTTCGAATCAAATCCGCTTGATTTAGCCTCGAGGTAAACTTCCTTAATATCATTTGCGATTTCTGCTTTTTCTTCTTCAAGCTTCTCGATCCTTTCGATCAAAGCTTTCAGCTGATTGTTGTTTCCCTGCTTCTGCATCTTCTATTCCTTGCATGATGTGATTAGCCATGTGCCAACAATAGTCACATAGCTCGAGACAGGTGTCTGAAGGGTCTGCGGCTTGTATACTTCCGTATCCATCTCGATTTCGATTAATCGTGGCCCCGAAGGTGCAGACGCCACGTCCTATAACTTTTCTCAAGTCTCGCGTCATGTCAACATTCCTTCCGAAGCAACAAAAACATTTTTTTAAAAAAAATGATAGAAGGGGGTTTACAGGTGAAGAAACTTCATGTATCAATATCATCATTGAGATTGAGATTGAAACGGAGATACGACAATGACAAACGCTTCAAACACCGCCGCTCTTGCTGATGCCTACGCTGCTCTCAAGTATGAGGAGAAAAACCTCGCTGCTCGCATCGACGCCGTCAAGGCCGAGATCATTTCTACCGGCGAGGAAGAGATCCTTGGCGATACCTGCGTCGTTGCTCTTGTATCCAAGAAGGGTGCAGAGACGCTCGACAAGGCAGCTGCCATCGCTCTCCTCAAGGAGCTCGGCGCTACATCTGACCAGATCGCTGCGCTGACCAAGATTGGCAAGCCTTCGACGGCTCTGCAGATCAAGCCAAAGCTTTCCTTAGCCGTCTAATGTGAGGGGCTCCGGCCCCTCCCCTTTATACCTGATGGAGATTGATATGGCACCGCTTACGAAACCAATCCCTGACCATCGCTTTCATGAATATCCTGATGATCTTCTCAAAAGCCTCATAAAATTCTGGCGAATGGACATGGATATATCTGACGCTGAACCCGAGGTTTACAAAACATTAACTGATAACGCCTACAAAGTTCTCGGTTACAGATGCGCTATTCAATACTTAGAAATTTATGGAGATTGATATGTCTGCTTTCGTCGTCAACAACATGACCATCCACCGATGCTTGTATGGCCTGTTTTATGCCAAGCTTGCTTTTGGTTATAGCCCATCAGTTGGCCAGAAGCTTCTTGATTTAAATATGCGCGCCGTTAATGCGCGCTACAATGAGAATGATCCCGCTCCTAAATTTGAAAGCGTTGGCGATGTTGACGTCTCAAAAATGAGCGCCGTTAAAGCTTTGCACTGCCTGCGTTACCAATGCAGCGAAGGCGACATCCCAAAAGATCCTTTGTTTAAGAAGATCTCGCGTGCAATTGAGATCCTTTCAGAAGACATCGTCTGCAATCTACCAGAATGGAATCAAGTTCCCTGGGACAGTTGACAAGTGAAGAAACTTCACTATGATATGAATCATTAATTGATATGGAGATTGATATGACAAACACCGTAAAACCAGACTTCATCGTTCATGCCGGCGAATGGGCCACCCTGTGGCAGTTCCAGCCTGTTTCTGCGCAGGCTCTAGAATTTGTCCAGGAAGAGCTGAACATGCTCATCGAAGATTGGCAATGGATTGGCGGCTCGTTCGCCATGGACCACCGCCCTGCACGAGATCTTGCTCGTTACATCGTCGGCGAAGGCATGACCGTTTACCACCCTGATTATGGATATTTTGGAGGTTGATATGGATAAGTGGAAAATTTGGATCAAAAAAAGACAAGGTAATGGATTTGTTTGGAATGCAATGCAAACCAGCGACGGCAGAGTTTATGAATTTTTAACACGTTCAGAGGCAATGAATGTAGCTGATAAATTATATCAAAACGAAGTATACGGCGAAAAAATTGCCGTATCAAAACATGCGCCTGAATAACGGAGATTGATATGGATCAGAAACGCCCCTTTATCTTTGGCAGCTTGCAGCTTTGCTACGACGTTAATCCTAAACTCTGGAATGTGTTTTGCGCATTGACAAGCAGGCCTATTGGTCAACCCAATTACAATTGGACGGAGCATGACGTGATTATCTTTTTACTCTCTCGGGGACTTGCAAAAAATGACGCCGGAAACGCTCAGACAGATAATGAAAAAAGAGGACCTGTCAGTGAAGGATTTAGCTACGATATCCGGCGTGACAGCAAGACAGGTAATTGCATGGCGACAAGGAGACTTTCCAATTCCGATGACGGTTGCCTTTTTATTGTTGGCTCTTGATGAAGGCCAGCTAACCCAAGACTGGCTTATAGACGCCCTGCAAGCAGAATTAAGGGAAGGTGCATAATGTTAAAACATTCAGGAACAGGGTGGGCAGTTGCCTGGGGTAAAAGAAGGCTTTGGACTGCGCGCCCAGACGATGCTCATGTAGACGCCATCAACGCTCCTGTCTTTAAAAGAAAACAGGATGCTCGATTCTTTGCAGATATAAGAATTGAGCAACTTAAGAAAACTGGATGGTTCTCAGAAAAAGACGCAAAAAATGTTACAATTGTAAGAGTTAAATCTTCAATTGAGTTAGTATAAAAAAAGGGGAGGTAAGCTGCAAATCTCTGCGAGCTTCGCAGAAGCAAGCAGCTGCCTCCCCTTTACACGCATGTTGTCACGCGATGCGTGCTTCTGTTACTCAGATACTCCAAACTGAACTACCTCGCCATTTATTCGCGACCACAGGGCCGGCGGGCGTTACCCTCGTGATTCCTTAAAAGGGAATGTCGTCTCCCGTTTCCCAACTGAACCCTTCAATGCCATCAATTGGCGGAGTTGCATCAAATATTCCTTCTGCCGTTGGCGGACCAATTGGCGTATCCAGTGGATCTTGCACTGCCGTCTTTGTCTTCGTTACCGTCGCGCCTGGAAACTCTTTCTTTGCCATCGCTATTTCTGGGAATGCAGAAATAATATGCGCAATTTCGTCCAGCGTATAGACGTTTATTTTACGACCTTCCGCAAGAATGCGATTCGCCAATTGAGGCTCTCTGACGACAGTTGCCACTGTGCCGTCTTCAAGACATACCTCCCATATTGCCGGGTCAAGAACTTCCGCGCCGTTTGCCTCCGCCGCTTTATCGAGCGCAGCCCAAGCCTTCGCCATACGAGCTGATTCACGCTTCACGTCCTCCAGATTGCCTGTCCAACGCGCCTGGCTAGTAAGGTAGCGTTGCCGATCGAACTTCTCCCTCAGCTCCGTGCTAACGAGTAGCCGCAGCCTATCCCTTCCCCACTTGAGCTCTAACTGCACCTCGAGCGCGTCCGCCTCATCAAGGGCAGCCCTGCCGGCGATATACATGCCGGGAGTCGCCATCCAAGGTATCGGTGTGTAGTGACTAACTGCGACGCCGCGGTCAGACTTTGTCGGAGGTCTCCTCGCCGGTTTCTTCGCCATGACGCTAGTCCTTATCCCAGGAGAACTTTGGCAGCGTCACCTTGGCTCGAGCGGCCTTCGCCGCGTCGCCGTATAATTCATCTTTCAGCTTTTCATCCAATCGAGCCTGCCGGATCGACTTGAGCTTTGGTGGCGGTGCGTCAAGATTAGACGACCCCATTGTGTCGCCGCCTGCATGTCTGTGTATTTTTTTATTTATTACAAATGCCGGTTCCTTCGCCATCTCTCTTCTCCATCTCAATATCAACAGTTCTCTGTTCAGCAAAAATCGCTTCGATGAGCAGCATCGCCGTCTCGCCGAGCTTCAGACATCCACACGACGGATCTCTTGGCGCGTTTTTGACAACCGCCATAAATCGCTCAAGCCGGCCGCCAGTAAGTTCAGGGGGAGGGTTAGTAATCATTTCAAAATTCAACAATTCAAATTGCCGTTAGGTTTTAACACTATCCCGCCGCCGCCGTCAAGCGCGTCGGCAGCGCAGCGAGCGGCGCAGCGTCAGCGCAGCCGCGAAGCGGAGCGGGGGGGATTCCCCAAAGGGGGGGGGATTACTTCCGTATACTTACTTCCGTATCTAAGTTGCTGATATATCATGTAAAACCTCACGGGAGTATACAAGCTATCTCCGTGCCCGGAAGTATGTTACTTCCGGAGCATATATTAATCATTGTTTTCGTTAGATTCAGGCCCGGAAGTATCTATCCTACTTCCGGAATTTTTAGAATTTACTTCCGTAACATTTCGGGGGTCAAAAATTATTTTCAGCCCCTTCATTTTTGTGTCCTTGTTTCTCACTTGCTCGGCAATAAATCCCGAATCAACGAGCGCACTTATCACGGCGTATGAATTTGATTCGTTTAATTTGCGTCTCGTTATGGCGTGCAATCGACGGTATGCATGACGTGGATCGAGCTTCATATTCCTCGCCATTGACCATGGTTTATTGGCGTCCCAATCCTCTTTAATTGACGCCAGGATGCGGTCGCGCTCCTCGATCGGCATCTTGATAGGACCGGCATAATAGAAGCCTGTCTCCTGCTTATTGCCAAAGCCAACATCCCTTGCGGCCGCCTTGTCGCTCTTTTGGATTGTTGGGACCAACGACGTTTTGAACCCGTCTGTGCTGACGGTCTTCATGTTGATCGTCATCGACCAGCCATCTGGAGCGGCCTTGATCTTGTAGGCAGTCATGATGAGCTCGTCGGAGCCCTTCTCGCGATCCATCGTCATGATGCTATCTCCGTCGCCGATCAGGGCTGACGATCCACGCATGCCGCCTTCGCCGTTTTTGGCGACGTGATGCATGCCGATATCTGCTGAGTTGAACGCCTGCCGGATCTTTGTCCTAATATCATTAAAGATCGACATCTCTGGAGCGCCGTTTTCGTCTGCTCCAGGAATAACCTTAGAGATCGTATCGTAAATTATTAACGCCGGATCTTTACCCTTCGATCGATAATTTATTTCCCAGGAGAGCGTTTTCATAAGCCGCAAACGATCGGCCTCACGCATAAGGTTTAACGCGTCAGGGATGACGATATAGTTCTTCCGATCAAGCTTAACGCCGTATTCGTCCTCGAATGCGCTGATGCGGTTGTAATGGTCGTATAGGCCCTCTGTAGTGATATAAATCACCAAGCCATGCGTATTGACCTTCCGGCCTAAAAAGCTATCCATGCCCGTTGCTACGGCGACGCCGAGGCCCATGCCAACGAATGTCTTGCCGACGCCTGGAGCTGCTGCGAAAAAGTGTGACCCGCCTTCGACAATGATCCCCTCCCACAGCCAGACTGGAGGAGACATGTTTCGTAAATCCTCGATGTCCCAGACCCGAAACAAATCCGGCGGCCTTTGAACCTCACCACCGTCTGTGATATCCGGAACATCCTGGGTAAAATTTTCGAGGATTACTCTTTCATTTGTCTCATATGGCTGGGGCTTACCGGCCTCGTCGGCGATCTTTGTATCCCACTGCTTGATTGCCGCGCGCCATTTCTGATTGAAAAGCGTAATGCCGCGGTTTTCACGCTCGAGCAGCATATGCTTCGGCGTGCCAGGCTCATGTATCCTGGCCTCGACAGATTCGACGTATGATTCGAATAATTCCTTCTTGTGCGTCGTTTGCTCTGATTCAGTCGGAATGATCGGCGCGTCGCGATAGAGATCGATGACCTTGCGAAAGATCATGCGATGCATCAGGCTTTCGCGGCCGTCCTTGCGCTTGCCCCATTCATCGAACTCGGCTTCGGGCGTAGCGGTTTTAATTCGCTCGCCTGCAGGTGTAATAGTTGCACCTAGTGAATCTATTTCATCACATAGCCACTTTGGCATTTCTGGTATTTCGATCGTGTCCGGCTCTTGGTCGGTCAACCAATCGTAATGCTTTCCTGATTCGTGCTTCGAGGGCGGAAGCATTGCAAAGCCGCCAACGCCTCGGATGTCGACGCCTAATTCACTATTTTTACAGGTAGGACAATTCCATCCTTCAGGCGCACGGAAAAACATTTGGTAGCCGCCACCGCCTGTTCGCTGAGTGGGACATTCGGACATGATGCCGGCGTTATGGTCTGTGTGAACCCCGTCCCACCAAATTTGGGCTTTGGGGTTTTTATGGGTATCGAGATCAACAACAACGATGCGCCCAGGAGACACGCCAGTAATGAGACCCATATTACTTCTTTGGGAATACTTCCCTGCGGCTCCATACCATCCATCGAACACCTCCTGTGATACAAGTTCGTGCGTGTATTGCTTCCATTCTTGCAGGAATGGTCGTTTCCATGACTTCGCTTCATTAGGCATGTATGCAGGAACAACCTGCATGCCTAATTGACGATAGAGCTTTGCATAGTCCGCGGGTGAGGCGAACTCTGAATCAAATTCCGGTAACATGCTGAGGGGCCTTTATATCGATTGATTTATGTTAATGAATACTGTATCTATTCATGGTCGTTTTGCTTTCGTCATTACGACACCTCCCTTGAGACTTTATGGCGTCCAGCAATGGGCGCTTATTTTTTATAAGTTTATCCTTGCACCATACAGTGCGAGAAGAGCTGCTTCCGCGCGGCCATTATCTTTCTTCCTGCGAAAGTGCTCGCTGAATGGCCACGTTGAAATAGCAAGAGCGCGTGCTTGTTCTTTGTCGGCCGTTAAACCAAAATGCTTTTTCCATTTTGTCGGCGCAACATTTATTGTTGGAATATGCAAAGAGCCAACAACGCCCTTTGCAATTCCATAACTCATGCCAAAATTAAAACTGCTTGCGACGCCTTGCTTGGGCATAGAATGGACAATCTCGATAACGGCTAAGTCAGGCGCGTATTGATGAATTAAATCATGCAATGCTGATGCATTTATTTCCTTGCCAACAATAGGAACATCATATGCCGATATGCCTGCACGTTGATCGGGAAAATAAAATGCTACTGCGCCGCTTATGCCGGGATCAATGCCCATAATGCATTTCATTCCGATTCCTTATTTTGATTTGCAAAAGGAAATTCTCCAAATTTTTGAGAGTATTCAATAAAATCTATAAGCTGCCATCCTGAAACTACATATTTTTTAAATCTTCGAGCGCCAAATCTAGTATTTTTAATTTTGTCATATGTTTTAATTGCCCCTAATTTATTAGTTTCTATAAGCTGTTTAATAGAATTAGTGTTCGTAAAAAACATGTCTGCAACTTGTTGAGTGGAATACAAAATGCCAAAATTAACAATTTTCCTTGTTACTTCATTTCTAGATCTTTCAGCGGCTTCATATTTAGTCTCTCCTTTATCTTTAGTTTTTTTATGAATATTATAAACAGGCCGCTCTTCATTAATCGCTATTGTTTCGGCAGTTAGAGCTCCATCTCTGGAATCAAATGTTTCAATTTTTACTGTAGCTATTTCATCAAACCATGAGGAATGCTCTCTGTGTTGTGCGAGCCTGTTTACAGCAGATAAAGATACTCCGACATAAAGCAGCGTCCCTTCTTGATTATAATGCCGATATAAATTTGTCTTCATCTCAATCTCCATATGATTCCCGGTCCGGGCCTTAAACGCTAATGCTAAATCTAAAAAAATGTCAATGCCACAAAATATAGATTGACTGAAGCTTACCGGGCCGCTAAATCTAGACCGAATCGATATTGAGGCTTTATGAACAACGATCCTTTTACCGCTCACGGCATCAAACATCTGTCTCCATCAACCTGCAACCTATTCATTGGGTCGCAGGCCGCATTTGTTTTGGACAAATGTTTAAAGAAAAAAGGCCAGGTGGGCGCAGCCGCACATAGAGGGACGGCTACGGAGAAGGGCGTTGTGCATGGCCTTGTAACGGGTGCCAATGATGAAGAGTGTATAGGGATAGCCAAGGATGAGTTCTGGAGACTTACCGCTTTATCCGGTGATCCTGCCCGAGACAAAGAAGAAGCCGCAGTTCCTGAAATGGTTAAAATCGGCCTTAAAGAATTGCGACCGTATGGACAGCCAACATCAACCCAGGGTGCGATTGAGTATCATTTTGACTCGATCGCGGTCCCCTTTATTGGTTTCTATGATATTGAATGGGCGAACCATAACATACTGGTAGATCTGAAAACGACGCATGCCTTACCAAGTAAAATTAGCACAAATCATGCGCGACAGGTTGCGCTCTATGCTGCTGCGCGCGGCAATGCGATTGACCCAAGAGTTACTTATGTCACGCCGAAAAAGTCTGCGACGTATCGGGTCGATAATGTATCTGAACATGTCGCGTCTTTGGAGCGAATCGGTCTTGCAATCCAAAGGTTTTTATCGATAAGCGAAGATCCGCATGAACTGGCTAGATATGTTATGCCAGACGTTGAGAGTTTTTACTTCAAAGATCCAATGTCGAGACAGGCTGTTTTTGAAATATGGGGAGTTTAGCATGCAAGTAATGCCGGGGAATAAATTTGGGTTTTTATGTCTTAGCCACATGGTTGATGGCGAGTTAAGCAAATTACTGCTTAAAGCAAGATCAGTAAAACATATTTGTATTAAAGATGAGGACGATGAAGAAAACTATCCATGGTCAAAATCTGTAATTTTTATGGATTATGGAATTTCTCCAGTTATGGAATCAATTGATGAAATTCTTGAGCAGCTGGAAAACATTCATCCTAGCATGCTTTGATGGCGAGATTCCCCGCTATGGGGAGAGGCAAGCGGTGAGCCAGATCATCGCACAAAGTGGAGAAGTATAATGGCTTTTGATGGGTTTTTTGATAGTGTCGGCGAAGGCAATAGTTTTCTGCCGATCATTAAATATGATGCGCGTTCTGGTCGCCTCTCACGTCGCGATCGTGAGAATGGCGAAAACAATGACGTTGATATCACGCGCAGCTTCAAGGCAATTTTTGACTTTGATAATGTCGAGATTGGCTGGATTAATTTTAATACGGGTGGCGCTCCAGACTACCGCGTGCGTCGTTACGCTGATGGCGTGAAGGTTGATAAGCCATCGGAAGAAGGATTTAAGCGCGGCTTCCGTCTTGTATTGAAGCTATCAAAAGAATGCGGCGGCGACGTTAGAGAATTTTCTAGCAATGCTGCAGCATGCCTTGATGGTATCAAAAACCTGATGGATTCTTATGACACTGGCTCTAAGTCCAACGCTGGCAAACTACCGGTTGTTGAGTTTAAGGATTCGGTTGCAAAATCTTCAAGCGGAGGGGCTTTGAAGACGACGAACTACGTGCCTGTATGGGAAATCGTTGGATGGGTTAAGCGCCCAGACGACCTTGTCTATACAGCGCGTGGTTCGTCATCGTCATCATCGTCCTTAAGCAGCCCTGCGTCTACAGGTTCGACGCGCGTGTCTGCTCCTGCTGATGCGGATGATTTCGGTTAACATAAATTAGGTGACGGTACTCCATTAGCGTCATCTAATACAGGGTGCGGTGTAACTCGCAAAGCGCGCCGCACCCTGCTTACACAAGGAATGGACATGCGTTTTCTGGTTACGATGAATATGCCATCGTTCAACAATAATTTGGTTCACCAGGTTAATGTTGAGCACGCTGACTCCAATAGCCTGGAAGACTTCATTACGGCGTTAACCGCTAATGATTTTGTTTTGGTTGAAGAGTTTTATCGCGACCCGACGACAGGAACTGAAAATAGCAGAGGCCAGATGGCTTTAAATTACCGGTATGTTGGTAAAATAAAGGTCATGAATGGCGAAGCTTTCCAAAACACACAGAAAAGAGATCGATATGACAATAACCGCAAATCCGCATGAACTTTTACATCAAGCAGCGAGCGTTCTTGAAGAGCGCGGCAAGACACATGGTGACTTTGAAAATAACTTTCAGTTGATCGCTGATTTATTTTCTCTTCGTATTGGTCGTGATTTTCATCCTTACGAAGTATGCATTCTCCTTGAGTGCGTGAAAGACGCGCGTATGTTTGCCAATCCGACAAACGTCGATAATTACCTTGACGGGATTAATTATCGTGCCTTTGCGGCGCTCTTTGCACAGGACTACATCAACAGCCAGGCAGCTAATTCAGGCGTCGCTTACATCAAGAAAGCGGAACTGAAAAAAGCTGATCTAAGGCCTGTTGAGGTTGTAAATAAAAGTGCAACCGCTTTGAGCAAGATCAAGACTTCTTACAAACCAGAAATTGCTGCAGCCATTAATTTGGATCAGCTTGGCGCAGACATAGAGCGCGCCGCAACAACGCTATAGGGGATCGATATGAGCAAGTTAAACCGCGTAACGAGACCGGAATCTTTTAAGATATATGAACTGCTGAAGAAAAACGGCATCAGAAAGCCAGACAACATTTATGAATATAATGATGGCTGGGACGACGATAAAATTGCTGCTGCAGTTGGGCCTGGTATTTCTCGCTGGTCTGTCAAGAATATAAGGTCCGAGTCATTTGGGATCGTTAGAACAAGATTTGTTGATAAAAAAGGCGAACTTGAAAGGCGCGTTGAGGATCTAGAAAAAATGGTTGCGGCGTTGTCTGACGTCGTTTCCAAGCTTGGTTCACAACCAATTGGGACGGGCGTTTCCAAAGGTCCTTTTGTTGAAAAGACTTTGTCTTTCGGCGAATTTTGACGCAGAATTGGGGGCTACGGCCCCCTCTTTTTATGCTATTATGGTAGATGGATATGAAGATCAAGCACTTCAAATATGTTCCCCATCATCAGGTCAAACGCTGGGAAGAGGCTGGGTGGGTTTTTGAAACGGATCTTGGTCCGCCGCATGCTGCCTATTCGAGCCTTTATTCCTGGCCGCATGAAGGCGAGCCAGTGATCCCGGACAATACTACCATTTCTGTTTTGAGAAAGAAAAAGGATGTATGTGATGGCGAATAATCAACCGACATATAACGATGGCGTTGTTGACGAAAAAGCGCGATGTTTGACAATTTGTGAATTTTGGAAGCGCCCTGCTTATATTGCTGTTCATTATGGACCAATTGACGAAGTAGGCATGAAGGTTTTACAGAAAGTTGTTGCCGGCATTGAGGCGGATATCGCCAGCGGTCAGCAGCCAAGGTAAGATTTATTATTTATTGAACTGGTGATTGATATGGAACCTACAGAAAATTACGCCGTAGCTGCGCGCCGATTGTCTCCAACGGATGGCAATGATGACTTCCCCACGCCTCCGTGGGCGACGCGCGCCTTGATCGAGCATGTGATTAAGCACGATCGCGTTAAGGGTCAGGTATGCTGGGAGCCTGCAGCCAATCGCGGATATATGTCCAGGCCTCTGCAGGAATATTTCAAATACGTTATGGAGTCGGATATTCATGATTACGGAGATCGGAACGTCGTTGATTTCCTTTCTACTGAAATTGATAAAAGCAATTGTGTCGTTGATTGGGTAATTACCAATCCGCCATTTAATAAAGCGCAGCAGTTTATAGAGAAGGCGCAGACTGTTGCGCGTGATGGCGTTGCGATGCTGGTTCGCACGACATTCCTTGAAGGCGTTATGCGCCATCAGACACTGTTTATGAAGAACCCTCCGGACATTGTCGCTCAATTTGCCGAGCGCGTTCCAATGGTGAAAGGCCGATGCGATGCTAAAGCGTCTACTGCAACGAGTTATGCTTGGCTGGTTTGGTATATCGATCCTTATCCGGATGTCGATAAAGAGACGCTATTACGTTGGATTCCCCCCTGCAGAAAACAACTCGAGAGAAGAGGAGACTACGAAGATGGTCGCGCTTAATACGGTTAATCATCAATTCAAAGATCCTGCAGGTCTTACATCGTATGAAACAAGAATCTGGGAACTGAAGATGCAAGGATTAACATATCAGGAAATTTCTAACGCCATGGGAGGAACATCGAGTATCGCGTCGATTCAATCGCGCATGCGTGTGATTAGAGAAAAAATAGCGTTGAAGGAGATTACAGATGCACAAAGTAGACGTTTATATTGGAGCTAGTATCGCCTTTATGTGTGCAGCGTCCATTTTAGCAGCGAGGGGTTGGTGATGACTAAATTATTTGTTCCTGCATATTGGCCGTTATTTAAGACGCATGAGCTGCGCCGCTTTGATTATCACGCGCCAGAGACGCCATCTTTTACGTCTGTGTTTAGCTATGATGTCGGCTCCGATTCCATGCTTTACAACAATTATGATCCTGCCGGAAAATGGTTGAATGTTTGGTATTACCAGTATCGCACCGGATTTGGCATTGCCGAGTGGCGCGATGATTATCCGGGTAATAAGAAAGTGGTTTTATCACCTCCAATTGGTTGGGGCGAATTTCAGGACGTTGGCAGCGTCTACCAGAACAAGCCTAAGTTTGATTTTTTTAAGTGCTGGCCGCCAGCATTTAGTAACGGCGATCAGATTGTTGCATATGAGCAACATCTTTCGTCTTTTACAGCATGTGCCGTCACCTACACTGACGTGATTCAGTTCAGCTATTTGCAAGCATGGGATGGAAAGCCTGCAACAGGCGCGCGATATTGGATGGCGCTCGGAGTTGGTCCTGTCGCTGTATCATTTTTGACACAGGATGCAACAGATCCAAAGAAGGTCACTGAATCAGTTCGCTGGGATGCAGTTGTTACAAGGGTGAACGCATAATGAAACGCGCAATTGTATTATGCTTTCTTCTTTCTAGCTGCTCGTTTCCTGTTCCAGGCCTGCGCGACAATTGCACAGCCGCGCATGGAGGGGACCCGCGCACTTGCTGGACGGCGTTGCATTTGGACAAAGAGCGACCGGCGACAGGCGCAAGCTACCACAGCGCAGGAACCATGAGCCTTGCACACGCCACATGCGTGAAGCCCGGCAGCCAATGGTGGTTCCATGGGGCACACCACCCAGTGACAAAACAAATTAGCTCAGAGGGCAATTCTGCATTGTTAAGCGCCTATAATCATCGCTACCCGCAGGTTGCGTCATACTTACAAAACAAAGGCGCGCTACAGACAACATCCTGGACGAAGATGTCCGGGTCAGACTTAAATAAATTGGGCGTTCCGTTATGCAAATAATTAGGAATTTATCGATCGTTATTCTGGGTATCCCGTTTATTATTATTTTATTTATAGGCTTTGCTATTCAGCAATTAGTTACCTTAAAATGGCGACAGTAAGAAAAAAGCCTGGAAACGAAGGCGAAGATCACGGCAGCGCAAAACTGACAACATGGCAGGTCAAAGATATTTTTGAGCGTGCAGATTACGAGCCTCATAAAAAACTTGCTAGAGAATATAATATTCACCCGCACACGGTATCAAATATCAGGGGAGGCAGGCGATGGAAGCACCTAAATCTAAAGAATACGAGCAAGGGTGGAACGACGCCTTCGATGTGATTGCTGACTATGTTGAAGAAGAGATTTGCATGATTACCGGGTCAATGATTCGCCGTATGCGATATGAAAAATGGCGATACAATAATCATGAGGAAGCAACTGAAGAAGGAACCTAATGCAATATTTCTTCAGACGCAGGCGTTATATAGTTTTTGTCAAAACTTTCTTTTTGAATCTCTAGCCCGATCAGGAACAAGAGAAGAGCAGCAAACCACAGCAATATTGCCGTGATTGCCTTCATTGCTTTCCGCCCGTTACCGCAGTTAGATCTCCCGTTGGAAGCGTTTTAAAAGAACGACGAATTGCCGCCAGCATGAGGAGGCATTCTTTTTTGGCTTCCTCATTGTGAATGTGGTCAACAAGCGCGACTAATTTTGTAAAGCTTGCGGCGCGTGCAGCGACCGGGTCTAACGGCGGCTCTTCAAAATCAGGAACCTCTATGTCCGAATAATCTTCATCATCATCGCGCATAGAAAGCTCCTAGTTGGTCATTTACGACGACCGTCCCGCGCAGATCGTGCCTTCACTGGGATCGCCGACAAGGATCTTCCAGCGGCGTGCCACACCGTGGATAGGATGAACACTAAGAAGCCATTGGCTAGGAGGGCTAGAGCGCATACGACCAGATCGCGAATATTCGCTGGGTCCCGATAGGCAACCATTGGCAAATCCTTGCTCGAGCTCGCAGCTCGTGTGAAAATGGCCAACAATCACATAGTCTACCACGATTTGCTCGGCGGCATAGTCTTGAATTACCCGCTGCATTCCCCTCGCAATTGTAGCCACAGGGCCAACCATGCCCATGCCGCCTCGAGAGCCAATCCTATCCCCGTGCGTAAACAAGAAGTTCCACCCGCAAATATTGATTAATGCATCTCCAGAAGCCGGCGCTGTAAAGGTAATTTGTTTTGTTCCCTTCGCGACAAACCAGCGTTCCACAAGCCACGCCACGAGCGTGTCGTAAGAATTAACGACGAAGCCCTTTGATTCGGGCTTCCTGGTTGTGCGTCCGTGATTGCCGGGGATAGATACCACGCGAATTTCACAATCAAATGACTGAACAAGGAGCTCGATGCCGGAGATTAAATAAGTAGCAAGTTCTTTAACTGCCGGAATTGCGAGCAAGTCATTTGACTTGGCAAGCTCATCGTGGATCTCGCCGCTGATAAGGTCTCCGCCAAGAACAACGTAAATGACACCCGGAGGAGGGCCAGACCAATGCACCGTCCCCATCTTTACAACGCCCTGGAAAAGGCGCTTGAGACGATCGCCGCAGATCTTCTTATCAAATGAGTTTCTTCCGCCCATTTGATTCTTGTCAATCGTCTCGCCCATATGGACGTCCGATATCATTAAGATCAGACCTTCTTTTGGGCCCCTTTTAGAGCCCGTAGGAGGCGACCAAGGCCGCGGCTCTAGTGGGGTAGCGGCGAGGCCTAAAATGCCTTCTCTGATGGCGTCTGAGCTAATCCTATTGCGCTCTGCGCTTGCAGCTCGGGATTCTGCCTTTGATAATTTGTCTTTTAATCGGCGAACAAGAATTGGGTCGGTATTGCCGTCTGCCAGGACTTGATCGTGATAGAGAGACCAATCAGGCTCTAGGCCGTATTCAGTTCTTGCTTGTTTCAGCTTCCTGGACATTACAGTTCGATGTATGCCAAGATATTTGCACGCCGTCGCTGACGCTAGTCTCTGCCTACTTAGACATTTATGCCCGTCAGGATGGTCACCCTTCTTTAACGCATCCTCTATGAGCGCGATAATTTCTTCTGCTTCGGCTCTTGATATCATCGCAAATCCTTGCAATGGTATGTGCGCAATCCGTAATTCGCATAAACGATTTTTATAATCGTTTTGTGTCAATAGGTTATGCATTTTACATTAATATTGAAATAACTCAAGGAATATCCAATGATTACTAAAGAGCAGAAAACCATAATCGTCGATTTATGGAATAAAGGTTACGACGGAACGAAGATTGCCGACGCTTTATGCTTAACAAGAAACACAGTTCTTGGCACAGTTCATCGCTTACGCAAGCAGGGCATTCCTCTTGAAGAGAGAAAAGGAATGACTGGATTTAAAGTAAAGAAAGCGCGACCTTTAATTATTCGTAAACCTAGAAACGTCGTTCGCAAAGTAGCGACAAAAGTAGTTTTGATTGAGCCAGTCGTTAAAGCCGATCATAGACAGCCAACAAACCTCATGGGATTAAAATATAATTCATGCAGGTTTATTATTGAGCAAGGAAATGTAGAAACAACCAAATATTGCAACGCTAAAATCGATCGCAACTCATATTGCGCAGAACATTATAAGCTTTGTTATGTTCCGCCACGCAGGTCTATTGAAGGAATGATATCTGCTGGTAAATAAGACGGCCTAATTTAAACGAATAAATCGCTACAAGAATCATGACGGCGAAACGTATTGCCGTCATTATTATATAATGATGATCAGGACGCATCATGTCCAGGATATGCTCACTGAGCCATTAGCGCCGCCCGTTCCGCCACTGCTCCTGTTCCAGCAATTACAGGCGCTAAAAAGTTTATACCAATTACACCCGCCAGTGCCTCCGCTGCCACCCGAGCCAACATTTACTAATATTGATGCTCCAGAAGGAGGGCCAGATCCGCCTTGAATTGGATTAGTATATGTCTGTGTTACTGTAGATCCAGGTGTTGGACCCCCACCACCACCCGCGCCAGGACCACCTCCGGCAGAAACATATCCTCCGAAGGAGCTGGTTCCTCCAGAACCTCCAGATCCTCCAGAAGGATCACCCGTGCATCCATCTGCGTTTGATCCCGCAGACCCACCGCCACCGCCGCCGCCGCCTACACACGTAATCGTAATGGTATTATAAACTGGAACGACTATTGTTTGGCTTGATCCATATCCTGCGCTGCCGCCTGTAATTTTTGATGTCGAATAAAATAAATCCATGGCAAAAGAATTGCCGGCAAGAGGAAACTGATATGCCAAGCTATTTTTACCGGCATACACTCCTTGATAGGACGCCATGTCATTGCCATAGCCAAATTCGCTATTGATCGAGCGACCTGTCGCGCCGTCTGTTCCTAGCTGTAAAAAACCAGAAGCAGGGAGAGCCATTATTTCTTCTCCAATTCTTCAACGCGATTAGATAATTCATTTATTGCGTTGACTAAAACGCCAACAAGATTTTGGTAAGCAACTGCCAAATACCCAGACCCTTCATGCTCGATGACGCATTCAGGAACAGTCTCCTGCAATTCTTGGGCAATCAATCCAACATATTTATTACCTTCTTTGTCTTCAAATCTTACGCCGCGCATGCGGTTAACAAGCGACAGTGCATCTTCAATAGTTTCGATATTATTTTTTAGGCGTTTATCAGAAAAAGCTGTAATATTGCCTGTTGCTGTGATTGTGCCGGTGACAGATAGATTAGGCGTTACGGCTGTTGGATCATAAGAAAGCTTCGTTACAGATGCGCTCTGCAACGCCAGCGTGCCGTTATTTACAGAAAGATTGCCTGTGATCGTGCCGCCCGTTACGTTAAGCTTTTGATCAACGGCCTCAAAACATTCTGAGCCGTTACTGAAAACGATCGACGTATATCCATTTTTTACGCTAACAAGATTTGACCCCGTCAATACTTTGACGTTGACGTTATAGCCAGATCCGCCAATCGTGTTGTTCGAAATAATCCAAAATCCACCATATGTGGCAGGTATCGTAACAGTTCCAGTTGCCGACAATGTGCCCGTTAAATTAACGCGCATGTTTTGTATGTCGGTGCTGTTCAAAGTATATGTATTTGTAGAAACAGCAGGCGTGATCGTTGTGCCAAAGCACTGATCAATAATTGTTGTGCTAAGATTAAGAGGCGTGTTCCAGTTCTGATCATTATAATCAGGACGGTTTAGCTGTTTATTTGTGGTCGGATTATTAGCCATTTGTGCCTCTTATATATTCTCGTTTGCAACCTTTAGAGCCCGAACGACATGCTCATCAGGCTGCTCAAGAATTGATTCAGTCGACTTCTGACCTTCAGCTTTTGCACGCTCTACAGCCGCAATCAACATTTGAGACGTCATTCCGCGATTTACACGTCCACCTGTGGCGCGAGATACCTCAATTGGATTTTTTTCGCTAAACAAAGGCTCAACATTTTGCCGAGCTCGTTCTTCTTGATATGCAAGTGGCTGAACGTATGGCTCTGACTTAACTAGGCCCTTTGCAAGTCCAACGGCTCCCTTAACAACAGGCTTAGAAGACATCTCGCCTAATGTGTATGACAAGCCTCTCTGAATGTCTGGCGATTGCATTGCCAGCTGACCGCCGAGCCCTGCAACACCTTCTAGTGCTGGTATAAACCTGCCCCCAGCGAGCGACCCAAAGATACCCGGCATAGCTTGTGCCGTGGTAATACCTTGAGCCATTGCAGCAGCGCCTGTTGCAGTAGGCTCATGAAGAGCAGAGCCTGCAGCCATGTAAGGAAGAGACGGGTCATATTCAGAAACATTCTCTATTAAAGAACGACCTTGTGGCGTTTTTTGATGTCTGGCAAATCTTGCCAAAGCTACGTTAGACCCAATATTGTCAGATCCTCCGAGGGCTGTAGTATCTTTTATTCCCTGCTTATAACCTTTGTATTTATCCATAAGATCAGAATAGCCGGGAGCATGCTGATCCATTGTATTCTTAACTGCATGATAAGCAGAAAGGACAGCATTTCTTTCCATAGGCGTTCTAGATGTCTCTGCGCGATCCCATAGTTCTTGCTTTAATTGGTCAAATCCACGCAAAGTATTAACTGGATTGTTCGCGTTTTGAGGAAGCGTTCTCTTTAATAAGTCTCTTTCTATGTCACCCAATACCGTATGGGCAGCTTGTGCAGATCCCATAGCAAATTTTGGATGCGGTAATTCAGTTGACCGATAATCATTAATTGCCTTGAAAACATCGCTGTAAGGCAGTGGATTATTAAACGTAGCAAGAAGATTTGTTTTTCCGGTTTTCCATTGATTAAATTCGTCAGCGTGCATCGCATCAACCGCATCATTTAATCTCTTAGAAAACTCACGAGAGTCTCCAGTTCCGGCAGCAAATCTCGAGAAGTCTGTTTTTTCAGGAGCACTTTCTGGAAGAGCTCCCGCTTTGTATGCCATTTCAAACGGATAATCGCCCACACCTGTTTGAGTTTTTCTTGATCTTTTATAAATAGCCTCAGCCGCGCTGCCTAAACCTTGGCCAGCTCCAATAATTGATCCAAGAGGATCTGAAACTTTTTCTATTCCCCAGCCAGCAGCTCTAATTGGAGCCGCAGCAACTTTTCCAAGCGTGCCGGTTTTGCCAATTAAACGACCTGCAGCTCCTACTCCGCCACCTATCGGCAGTGACGAAAGAACGGCATAAGGATCTTCCGCTACAAGCTGTTTAAGTTCGCCTTGATCACCTTGCATAGCTTTATATGCAGCTGTGTATGGCTTAACCATTTCGCCAAAGATGGCTTTTTCTTCAGCTAGTTTTTGAGGATCTTTTTCTTGATAAAGATATTTATTCCCAACATCTTCAAATCTTGTCCCCTTCAATGCCTCTCGCGCAGCTCCAATGCCGCCAAGTCCTGCGCTCTTTAGAACATGCATTGTTTCTGGATAATTATAGACCGCAGCAGGAATAGCTTTTAACGCTTGATATACGCCTGCTGGAAGGTTAGCTCCGCCGCTAGATAAGATTTCTTTCCAAGGAACCTTGGCATATTCAGCCGTTGTTGAGGGAGCCGCCTTGTTCCCATAGCCCTCAATGTATGGAGTTTGATAATCTTTAGGCAACTCTTGATATTGCCTGCTGGAAGTAGCTGGGACTTCCGCGTCCTCAGCTATTTTTGGCATTTCATATCCTTCTGGAAGCGACTCATATTTTATGGGCATTATTGCGCGCCTTCCATAAGAAGCTTCGTTGTGCCTTCCCCATAAATTGGATCTAACTTTACTCTATAATTCATACCGTATTTTTTTAATTCTTTTAAATGATCTGGATGAATAACAGATCTAACCGCCATTTGAGCATAACGCCAAGGCGGATTTAGCCGACTAAATTCAGTTTCCGCTTCTCTTACAGTTTTAAATTTACCGGCATAATCGTTTATAAATTCATTCCTATCTTTTTCATATTGAGCTGCTGCTTTTAATCCAGAAAGCAATCTCATATATCCCATTCTGGTGTTAGCCATAGATGGTGTGGCGACAACAGATTCTTGCACAATTGATGCAGCCGGATGTCCGCCAAATGTGTCTGCAGCAGATTGGCCA